AATAGATATTTGGGTATTTTGTTTTATTATATTTCATTGTATTCTCCTTGTTTATTAGCTTCTGGACAAGGTCTAAACGTTGAGAATATTGACATCACCCCTTTCATGGTGTAAAATAGAATATAGAAAAGAGGCCTTTTTAATGGCTAATTTTTATCTAAGGTAAGCTTCACAATCAAACTTTGGCGAGGGCGATTGTGGGGCTTTTTGTTATTTTTTGACTTTATCTTTCAAAGCTTTTTCAATAGCTTGTTTTAATTCTAAAATAGCTACTTTATCTTCTTTAAGGAATGTCACAGTATTTTCATCTTTTACTGCATCAAAAACACCACCTTTTGTATCAGATGATCCAGGGTAGACCAACTGAAGGTAACCAACAGTTGCACCTGGTTCTTTCAACTGATAAGCAGTAATTTCTGATAACAGAATGGATTTTTCTCCATCCAAACCATGAAGTAAAACATTTGAAACATTTGACTTTCTTGCAATTCTGATAAAATAATCATCAATCCTTACAACAGTTTTTGACTTTTTGAACTCAAAAACTCGCTCATTAGGTTCTTCAGTGAATAGTTCAACCTCTAAACTTTCATCTTTCTTTTTACCAAACAATGCCATAAGTAGTTCCTTTCTTTTTCTGCTTTAGCAGTTTATAAACATATTTAACCAACTAACGTCTGATATTCCTCTTTTACCATGATTTCATTAGTCATAGTTTTTAGATCATAGAAGGACATGAATTTGAGGTAATCAAACTCTTTCGGGTCATCTAAGCTTTCTATCGCGTCTTTTACGAGATGATGGATCATATTCCTATCAGCTTCGTTTTCACAGCGTAAGCGAGCGTTCTGGTACTCTGAGCGTGTATGGTCCTTGTGTCCTAATTCATGCAACAAGACCTTAACCCTCTCTTTTTTGTCGAGCTTGCTCGACAAAAAAGCCGTACCGGTTTCTTTTTCGTAAAATCCAAGTTCGTCAGGCATCAAATTTCCATCAAAATCGATAATACGAATCTGAAAATGACTTATAATTTCTTTTTCAGTCACTAAACAATACCTCTAATCACCAGCCTCCTTCAGATAGCCTTCAATGATAGACTGGATGATTTTCTTCTTTTCATCTGTTAATTCTCTACCGCCAAACATCATGACATTAGATGCCATTTCTTCCACATTTAGGATTTTCCCTTGCCATTTATACTCTCTATTATCATCAGCAATACTAGGATTTTCAGTACGACCAAGAAGAAAGTCAGTACTTACATTAAAGTAATCAGCAACCTTCTCGATTTTATCACCGCTAGGTGTCGAAGAATCCCACTTTCTGATACTACCATTACTGAAATCAAGCTTCCGCTCTAATTCAGCTAATGACAATTGATGAGTAGAAGCTAATGACTTGATTCTATCAAGCAAACTCATCTTTTTTTTCCTCCTCAAAAAACCTTACAAAAAATAATGTAAAATTTTCTAATTAATCTATTGACAAAAGGAAAATTTTCTATTATACTTATTTTGTAAGTTGATAACAAGCTACAAAAACACCTTCCTAATATCTAATAAATAGTCCGCCAAGACAACTAGATGATGGAAAAGTTTAGTAGTGCTCTTTTCTATACTCTTATGATAGATTATTTTCTATCATTTGTCAACTGAAATGAGGTTATTTTCTTATACAATTTTCTATTGGAAAGGAGAAAATATGCTCTATGACAAAATAAAGGAGGTCGCTAAAACTAAATCTCTCTCAATATATCGAATCGAAAGAGATTTGGGTTTTAGTAATGGTAGTCTCAGAAAGTGGAATAATAGTACTCCGTCCGCCACTTCTTTGAAGAAGGTTGCAAATTATTTGAATGTAACCTTAGACGACTTATTGGAGGAAACAGCATGATATACAGAGATATGTCAACAATTGAAATCAAAGTATTGAATGCTATCAAAAACAGCGCAAGCTTTGATTTACCAATTCAAGCTAGAGAGTTACGTCATAGTCTAGGATTAAGCAAGCGTACTCTTGAAGAAATCATAGAAAGTTTACGAGTAAACTTCAGACAGCCTATTGTTGCTAAGAAAAAAAGACCAAGCGGGTATTATCTCCCTAAAACGGAAGAAGAACGTCAGACAGGTTTAGCACCATACAAAAGGCAAATACTGACAGAGCAGAAGAATCTTGCAGCTATAATGTCAGTAAATTTAAAAGAGTATTGGGAGGAACAAGATGGATAATGTTCTACTTTCATTAACGGACTGGATCAAATCCATTATCAAGGACACGATCACAAGGTTGGTTGAAATAGAAAAAGATAGTGACCACTATCCTGAGTTGATGGATGTAGGCACTACCTGCGAATTTTTAGGAATCAACTATGACACATTTTCAAATAATTATCGTTACATGAAGGGATTTCCAAAAGAACTCCCTGGTAAAAAATGGTCAAAAAGAGCCATCAAAGAATGGCTCTCAAATCAAATCTAATAACTTTACTAAAAGGCTTCTGGACAAGGTCTTAGCAAAATTATTTGACTATATTATAGCACAAAAAGAGGATAAAAACATGAACAATTTACAAATTATCGCAGTAGGCACAGTAGTATCAGTGGTCTTGATTGAATCGCTGATGATGAATATCAAGCTTAAAATGGCAATGAGACAGAAAAAGAAGATTCAATTTCAAGCGCCACAAGCTAAAAAAGGGTTTATCGACTTTAAAACTGGTCGACGTGTGGACATTGATCCCGTGAAACGAAAAGAAACATTTGTGGATTAGCAAGGAGAAGTGATGGATGATTTCAAAATACTACCTCATGATCTAGTTGCAGAGCAGTCTGTTCTGGGTGCTGTTTTTATCTCACCGGAAACGATGATATCACTTGCAGACGAATTAACTCCTGACGATTTTTACAAGCCTGCCAACAAGATTGTATTTAAAACTATGTTGTCATTGCTTGAAAAAGGTGAGCCAATCGATGCTACGACAATGGTTTCTGCTCTTACCAATCAAGGTGACATATTAAATATCGGTGGTATAAACTACGTTGTCGAGTTGGTAAATTCAACACCAACTTCAAAAAATGTGGAGCACTACGCTAAGCTCGTAAAAGAAAAGGCTACGCTTAGGAAAGTAATTGCTGACTTGTCAGATTCGTTATCTAGTGCCTATCAAGGTGATGTATCGATTGATGACATCATTGCTAAAACTGAAAAATCTCTACTGGATATTAGTAATCAAAATGCAGGGACAGGATTTCGTAATGTGGCCGATATTCTTGATACACACATGCAGATAGTCGAGACTCGCTCACAGACAGATGGATTCGTGACTGGTCTATCTACTGGATTTGTCGGATTGGATAAGATTACAACAGGCCTTCACGAAGGGAATCTTATCATCCTTGCTGCTCGTCCTGCTATGGGTAAGACGGCACTAGCCTTGAACATCGCAAAGCATGTGGCTACGATGGAAAGAAAGCCTGCTGTCATTTTCTCTCTTGAAATGGGAGCAGAGGAATTGATTGAACGAATGGTGGCATCTGAGGGCATGATTCCAGGTTATCATTTGAAGACCGGGAATCTTAGTACCGATGAGTGGAAAAGACTTGTACATGCACAAAGCAATCTCTATGATGTGCCTATTTTCGTGGATGATACTGCGGGTATTCGGATTTCAGATATACGGTCAAAGGCTCGAAAGCTTTCTCAAGAAATGGGCGGTCTAGGCATTATCATCATTGACTACTTGCAGTTGATTACTGGTTCAAAGAGGGAGAATCGTCAGCAGATTGTTTCTGAAATTTCAAGGGAATTGAAGATACTAGCAAAGGATTTGAGGGTTCCTGTCATAGCCTTATCGCAGTTGAGTCGGTCGGTTGAGCAGAGACAGGACAAGCGCCCAATGCTATCAGATTTGCGAGAATCTGGTTCGATTGAGCAAGATGCTGACATTGTAGCATTCTTGTATCGTGAGGCCTACTATCAGAAGGAACAGGCAGACAGTCAAGAAGCGAATAACGTAACCGAGCTGATCCTGGAAAAGAATCGGCATGGCAGTTTAGGCACAGTGAAGTTGTATTTTCACAAAGAGTACACAAAATTTTCAAGTGTGGAGGAGGTATAACAATGATTAAAAAAAGCGAAGTCACTGGATTCTTATCGTTTTTCAAATTTCCAAAGCCATTTATCTATGATGAGAAATATAAGACATTGAGCAATAACGCTAAAATGCTCTATATGCTTCTGTTTGATAGGTTAGAACTATCTTTAAAAAATGGCTGGCATGATAAAGAAGGGAACGTCTTCCAGTATTACACAAATGAACAGTTGATGATTGACTTAAATTGCAATAGCAACAAGACGATTATCAAAATCAAAAAGGAATTGAAAGATGCTGGTCTAATGAAGGAAGTCAGACAAGGGATGAACTTACCAAACCGCATTTATCTTGATGTTCTTAACGGAAGTGTAGAAAATACACTTTCGGAAGTGCAAAAAGTACACTTTGGAAGTGTAGAAAATACACTTTCGGAAGTGCAAAAAGTACACACAATCAAGACTGAGAATACTAAGACTGAGAATAACAATAATAAATTGTTGATTTGTAAAGAAGTTATTTCTTATCTCAATTTGAAAGCTAAGAAGAATTTTAAGGTTGACACTGCTAGTCATCAAAAATTTATCAAAGCAAGGCTTAAAGAAGGCTTTGTTCTTGAAGATTTTAAAAAGGTTGTGGATATAATGGTTGCTAAGTGGAAAGGTACAGAGTATGAACAGTATCTTCAACCACAAACACTTTTTGGTAATAAGATGGACAATTATCTGAACCAACCTATGCCACGAAAAGTTCACTCTTTTCAATCAGCAGTTGATGAAAGGCTAGGATTTTAGATGAAACAATTTAAACAATTTAGAACTAGAACAGTTCTTGAAGATGTTTGTGAAATCCATGGATGCCATCTTTGGTCTGTCAAAATTCCTATCAAGGGCAAGGTTGTGGAAATCAATCAATGCCCTGAATGCGAGAAAGAGAACATTCGTCTCTTTGAAAAGCAGTTGAATATGGAATCCGAGGTAAAGAGTAAGCTTTCGGATACTTACGAGGTCTTTGCTCGTGACAGTATCGTTTCAAGTAAGCTTGCAAGCAAGTCACTACATGACTATGAGATTCAGGTTGATATTGATGAAAAGGCTGTTAATTTTGTGAAGCGGTTGGAACGTGAATATGCCAAAGGAAGAACAGGAAACGCAATTATTACCGGTCCTTCAGGAGTTGGTAAGAGCCATCTAACCTATGGATTTGCTCGTTTTATCAATGAGCAATTCAAGTCCTATGATGAACCTAAAAGCGTACTCTTTGTTTCAGTTGTGACTTTATTCGACAAGATTCGAGAAAGCTTTGAGTTTGATAATGGTTATTCAGAAGCTAAGATGGTTAAGTTGCTATCAGAAGTAGACTTCCTATTTTTAGATGATCTTGGGAAAGAAAGTCGTAAAGCTGATACAAAGCGAAATGAATGGACTCATCAGATATTGTTCAAGATCTTGGATAATCGAACAAATACGATTATCAATACGAATTTGAGCAGTGAAGAGATTAAAGAGCTTTACTCGGACGATTTTGGGAATGGTGCTCTATCAAGTCGAATTTTTGAGGGAGCAACTGGAAAGTGCTTTGTGTATCCAGCTGGGATGAAGGATAGGAGATACTAATGTTAAATCTTTACTTCGTCTATAACGGACATCGCAAGATACTCATTGGGAGTTTCGGTCACATCCATAGCGCAATCAATGAATTAAAGAAACATCAAGCTAGTTACTCAGCAATCAGTCATCCACGTTTTAGGAAAAGCATGAGTGGAGACAATATCAGGATTGACTACGGAGCAGTTGATTGCTACTACTTGATTACGAAGAAAAGAGAGGAAAAATAAGATGAATACAAAAATGAATTTGGAAGAAAAGGTTCAACAGTGGTTTGTTGACAGAAATCTACATGAAGCAAATCCTGTCAAACAGTTCTTGAAGTTGATGGAAGAATCAGGAGAACTGTTTGAAGGTATCGCAAAAGATAAATCTGAACTGATCTATGATGCACTTGGTGATATCCAGGTAGTAATGATTGGACTTGAGCAACAGATCAAGAACGGTGCTCAGATTTCGGCTAATCAACAGGAACTTGAATTGCTTCTGATGGTTTCTAGTTTGGGGAATATCGCTCAAAAATTATACGCTCACATCTGCCACAACGAGACACAGACTCCGTTAATCAAATTAGAATTGATGTTTCTTGGTAGCGTGATTAGCACGGTTTCACTTTGCAATGGTACTACAGCTGAAAATTGCTTAGAAGAAGCTTATGAGGTCATCAAAGACCGCAAAGGTAAGATGATTGACGGGGTGTTTGTCAAAGAGGAGGATTTATAAAATGAAAAAACTAGGAATTATTATTGGTGTATTACTCGTAACAATTATCTCACCGTTTGTTGTTCAATTTGGTTGGAATGAGATTGTAACGACAATCCTCCCTGTCGGAAAGATTTCGTTTTGGCAAGCTTTGGGAGTAGATGCTTTACTAAGCTTCATAAATCCAACAATTTATAGTGATGAAGAAATTTCAAAAAAACTTACTCAGGCCATTTCAAAGATTATATATTTTGCATTTGTTCTGTGGCTAGCTAGTTTGTTTTTGTGAGGATTTAGAATGAGATATTTTAAAATTCTATGTGTTGTTTTACTCGCATCCTTACTCATAGCATGTCACCAGATTTCAAGTGGGACGGTGGTAGATAAGTACATTGATGAACCTCATACAACGTTCATACCTGTTATGACAGGAAAAAGTTCGGTACTTGTGCCAACAAGAACAAAAAGAAGATATATTCTGGTCGTTTCTGGATATGTAGGAAATGAGCACGTTGAAGAAACATTTGAAGTGACAGCCGAGGAATACAAGTACTATGAAATTGGTAACACTTTTACACAAGATGACGTTTTAGAAAATGAAGGAGATGGAGAATGATCAATAATGTTGTTTTGGTGGGTCGCTTGACTCGTGACCCTGAGTTACGATACACACCATCAAATGTTGCAGTTGCGACATTCAGTTTGGCAGTGAATCGCAATTTTAAGAATCAGGCAGGTGATCGTGAAGCTGATTTTATCAGTTGCATCATGTGGCGCCAACAGGCTGAAAATTTCGCAAATTGGTGCAAAAAAGGGAACCTGGTAGGAATCACAGGCCGCATCCAGACTCGTAGCTATGATAATCAGCAAGGACAACGTGTCTATGTGACGGAAGTTGTAGCTGAAAGTTTTCAAACTCTTGAAAAGAAGGATAATTCTGCGAACCAGTCAAGTATGGAAAACCAGATGCCACCAAGTTTTGGAGCAAGTGATCCAATGGATATTTCAGATGATGGGTTACCGTTTTAAGGAGTTGTGAAGGATGAAAAGAAAAAACTATATTATTTTTATCAGGCATTTTAAAAGAATAAAAGATTTAGTAGATTTTTATGAATATATTGCAGACTCAAAAGTTTGTGGAATTGCTATTTATTTATTTTTAATCATTTGTTCACCTTTCATCGCTTTGCTATTTCCAATCGCATACATAGAGCATTGTTTTTATAAAAAAAGATTTATTAGACAATGCGTTGAATACGACTGGTGTTCAAAGGAATATCTTGAAGAGGTTGTTGATATCAGAAAAATTGAAAGTGAGGAATTTTAATGAACATTCAGGGACTAATTGAACGATATGAAAAATTTAAAGCTAGCAAGAAAAAAATGACCTCAGTTGATTTAGTTTTGAAAGACTTACGGTCTTTGGACGAGCCAGACCCGTTGCCATTCAAATTAAAAGATGTTGTTGGTCGGATTAGAGGGTTTGATCCAACAACACAGACAAGATGGCTTAACGGCATTCTTAAAGAATTAGGTGACGACTACGGTTCAATGAAATATCGTGAAGGCTACGAGCAAGGTAAGTTTGAGGGAGCATGGGTTGGTAATCAATTGAAAGATGCTGATAAGATTCGACAAGAATTGAATAAAGTCAGAGTACAGCAGTGTGTGGCGGATTGGATTGAGTATTGCAAAGCCAGGAAAATTACTTTAGCTCACGCACTCTATCATTCTGAAGAAGCAAAAAACAAAAGCGTTTATCGTTGGCTCTTTGAAGAATCAGGTAGCCAAGAAAAATTCGCTCGTGCGTGGCTGGACGGTTACACAATCGAGGAGGAGAAAAAATACAAAATAACACTTCTAAACAGAAATGACGGGGATTTATATCTCGTCAACCAAAATGCAGGAGTGTCTAATAAATACGGACATTTTTCTCCCGTAGTACTCCTTTTTACAAAAGGGACTAATTTCTCAGAAAAGTGCTATAAACTCACGAAAAAGGAAGTAGTTTCGCATGATTTCGGCTGGGTATTCGATTGTCCGGGAATCAAGATTGAGGAGGTCACAGATTGAAACGATTCATCGTAATATGGATATTATTGTCTGCTGGATTGAACATCTGGCAGAGTATCCACATTAAAAAACTAGAAGAAAAGCGCCCGATTGTTGTCTATAAAGCTGACAATCAAGGCGCAGAAATCAAAGGCAGAATCTTACAAAAGGAGAAGATTGGCGACATGTACACTGTTACAGTGCAAAATTACGGAATATTCGTAGTTACTCAAACAAACTATGAATCTCTCAAAATAGGAGATGAGGTAAGATTGTAATGATTGCTAAAACCTATGATGTAAACCCTGCGTGGCTTGTTGGGTGGATAGATGATGAAATGATGCCTGGAGTCCAGGTCGTTGAAAAAGTGGTCTATAAAGAGAGCCCAACGGCAAGATTGCCAGATTATTTCAACAACAATAACGATGGTAAGCTTATCAAGTGGAAGCAGCCACGAAGATTTCGAGGAGGTAGAATTTGAAGAAATTGAGCGACGAAGACCTCAAAACATTAGACAGAGAACTTTTCAAATTCCAAAACATTCAACGGACAATAGATTTGAGAAGACTAGAACTAGAAACTCGAAATCCAGATGCTGAAAGTGGGCCCAGCGTAGGAATAAGCAAACCTACAGAAACTATTGCAATCAGAATAGCGGATGATCCAACCTTAAAATTCCTTGAAGGGTTCAAAGGGATTATTAACAAACTCTTGAGCAATCTAGTTGATGAAGATAAGGAAATTTTTAATCTACGCTGGAGATATCCTCAATTAAGATGGGAAGAAATAGCGGAACAGAAATTTATGAGCAAAGCTACTATCTATCGACGTAGAAGGATTATCTTAGAACAGTACGCTATACTGAAAGGTGAGTTGTAAATAATTTTGAGACAAAAGACATCTTGAAGTCTCACGAAAAACAGTTTATTATGATAGCATGAACTTCTGAAACAAAAACACACATCACACTTTAGGAGTCATCCTTAATTCTAGTCAGAAAAGTTGTCCAACAGAAGTATCGTCAAGAGTCAGCAAATGCTGGCTTTTTGTTTTGTGGAAAGGAGGTAGAACATGGAATTTGTATCACCGATAAAAGATAATGACGACATTCAGGCAATGAAAGATTATCTCAAAGAGTGGAATGAGATGTATTATATGCTATTCATTACAGGCCTGAATACTGGCTTGCGAGTCGGAGATATACTTACCTTGAAAGTTAAAGATGTTCAAGGCTGGCACATCAAACTGAGAGAACGGAAGACTGGCAAGCAGATAACAAGACGGATGACAAAAGAACTCAAGAAAGAGATGAGGAGATATGTTGAAGGCAAACCATTTCATCATTTCTTATTCAAGAGTAGGCAAGGTCAGAATAAAGCAATCACTCGTGAGCGAGCCTATCAAATCATCCATGAAGCAGCTGAAGAACTAGGCATTGATAATGTTGGCACACATACAATGCGAAAAACATTCGGCTATAAATATTACAACAAGACAAAGGACGTAGGAACATTACAGAAAATGTTCAATCACTCATCACCTGCAATAACCTTGAGATACATAGGAATAGAACAAGCAGAGCTTGATGATGCGCTACGAAACTTTGTCATTTAATTTTTTTTAGATATTACTTTCACATACTGAGTTAAGCATAAACTGAAAAAATGAAACGCTTTAAAACCTATGAGTAGTAAGTATTTAAGATTTAGAGTGAGTTTAACAAAATATAAGATATGTGAAAGTGAGAGGTAGAATTGGTATAGATGGAGGATACAACATTGGGATTATTTTTAGGATATCTAGTTGTCTATTTTTTAATCTTAATTTTTCTAGTCGTAATTTTTGATTGGGGGAAAAGTGATGTATTAAAGTTAGTTGAGAATGGATTGATATTTCTTTTCTTACCACTCGTATTTGTTTTTGTATTGGCTTATGATTTTATAAACAAAATAAAATGAGACAAAAGACATCTTGAAGTCTCACAAAAAAAGGTTTATTATGGTAGCATAGATTTCTTGTATGAGAGGGGATAGGTCACTGACCTGTCCCTTTTAGTATTGAGAAAGGAGGTTTGAGATGTATAACAAACCTATCAGACAAACCTTGAAGTCTAAGAAGTGGGAGAAGTTCCGTGATAAGGTAATGCGAAGATATGACTATCTTTGTCAAGAAAGTTTACGCTATGGAATTTCTACTCAAGCAGAAATGGTCCATCATATTTTCCCTGTGTCAGAATATCCTGAACTTGAATTCGTTGAATGGAATTGTTTGCCGTTGACGAATAAGAAACACAATACGTTTCACGATAGAGTGAACGATAGAGTAATCAATCAAGGATTGTACTGGCAGAAAAAAAGAAAAAAAGAATTTTTAAATTTTTTCAAAAATGAAAAATGAAAATTTTTAGTCCCCCCTCTTTTTGAAAAATCATTTTGGCCAGTAGGGTACCGGTGAAGGGAACTTTTTCCAAGTCGGGGGCCTTCAAACAAAAAGGGGGTAAAAACTAAGCGATTTTGACGAAAGGAGGTAGTTTTTGGCTAAACCAATTACAGCGAAGTCGATTAAGTCAAAAGTGGTCAAGCAGATGAAAGAATTGGGCACTTATCGTAAAGAGTTCGAAATGATCATTGACATTTTTGCTGGCATGCTATACCAGTATCAGAAACTTGCTCAAGATTATGCTGATATGGGTTATCCAGTCACAGACACCTACGTCAATAAAGCTGGTGCAGAGAATGAGCGTAAAGTTCCAATCTTGACAGCGATGGAAATTTTGAGGAAAGACATTCTCAGCTACTCTAATCAGTTGATGATGAATCCGAAGTCTCTTGGTGAGGTAGTAGAACAAGAGGGTGAGTCAGTTCTTACTGAGGTTCTGAAGTTCAAAAACGAAATCAAGAAGAAGCGAGTGACTGCAAATGGGTAATCTTGATAAAGCGAAAGAGTATGCTCAGCATGTCATATCTCACAGAGAGGAACATTGCGAGGAGAATATTCTTGCTGCTGAAAGGTTCATTCGTGATCTTGATAATCCCGAGTTTGAAATGGATGAGGAAATCGTTGATTTCGTTATTCACTTTATAGAGAACACTATAGTCCATCAGCAGGGTGATGATATGTTTGCGGTATCCATCCGTAACAAGCCATTACTCTTGCAACCGTGGCAACATTTCGTAGTTGTGAATCTTTTTGGGTTCTACTATACGGGTACAAATGAGCGCAGGTTCAAAGAAGCGCTTATCATGCTCGCTCGTAAGAATGGGAAGACCTCATTTACTGCTGCAATCGCACTTGCTTATCAGATATTAGACACGGATAGCGGTTCAAAATGTTACATCGTGGCAAACTCGGTCAAGCAAGCTATGGAAGCCTTTGGATTCTTGAAGTTCAATGTGGAACGATGGAATGACAAGAACATTCGTATCAAGGATAATAACCAAGAGCATTCTATCACTGCCAATTTTGGTAATGAGGGTTCTTTCTTTATCCAGGCATTGGCAAATGATGAGAGTCGTCTGGACTCATTGAACGGTAACGTAATTATCCTAGACGAAGCTCACACGATGAGAAACAGTAAGAAATACGGACTTATGAAGAAAACAATGTCAGCATACCGAAACAGTATGCTTTTTGTTATCTCTACGGCTGGGGATATTCCTACTGGTTTCCTTGCTAACCGTCTGAAATACTGTCAAAAAGTCCTCAAGCAATTGGTCAAGGATGATTCCTTATTCATGTTTATCTGCAAAGCTGACCAGACTACCGATGGAGACGTGGGGGATTACCTGGACGAGAATGTTCTTAAGAAAGCCAATCCCTCGTGGGATGTGACGGTGTCGCTCAAGGCTCTGAGAGAAGAAGCAGAGCAGGCTATGAATGATCCACAGACAAGAAATGAGTTTTTCAACAAGACTTTGAATGTCTTTACAAACTCAATGAACGCTTATTTCAATCCTGATGAATTTATTGCTTCAGACAGTTGTTACGATTGGACTTTGGAAGAACTGGCACGCTTGCCTATTCAGTGGTATGGTGGAGCAGACTTGTCAAGGTTGCATGACTTGACCGCTGCGGCTCTTTATGGTGTCTATCATGACGGCGAGAAAGATGTTGATATCTGTATCACACATGCTTTCTTTCCTCGTGTAAATGCTCAGAAGAAAGCTAACGATGACGGGATTCCACTCTTTGGGTGGCAGTCTGATGGTTGGCTGACGATGAGCAACACTCCAACCGTCCTCTATGATGATATTGTTAAATGGTTCATCAAGATGAGGGAGAAAGGGTTCAAGATTGCTGCTGTCGGAATGGATAGGAAGTTTGGTCGTGAGTTCCTAACGAAGATGAAACAAGCTCGGTTCAAGATGATTGACCAACCTCAGCTTTTCTATCTGAAATCAGAGGGATTCAGACGGATTGAGTTCAAAGTTAAGAATAAAGAGTTTTACTATCTTCATTCTGATGCTTACGAATACTGTGTGAGCAACGTTAGAGCGATTGAAAAGGTGGATGACGCTGTGCAATATGAAAAATTAGATGGTGACGGTGGTACTGCAAGAATTGACTTGTTCGATGCCAGCGTTTTTGCTTGCATTCAGGCTCTTGCTAATCTTGGTAAGAATCAGAATGTCATGAGCTTCTTTGATTAGAGAAAGGAGGTGAGGAAAGATGGGGCTTTTAGATAGGTTTTTGAAACGTGGCAAGAGTCGAGGTGGAACGAATGTTATCACTCATTCAGATTTTGGGCTCTATATTGACGGTGATAGCTATGTGCCTTTGGCTCGCAATCCTGATGTGATTGCTGCGGTCAACAAGATTGCTGACATGGTGTCAAACATGACTATTCACTTGATGGAGAATACCGACAAAGGCGATATCCGAATAAAAGACGGACTTGCTCGCAAGATTGATGTAAACCCATGCGACAACATGACTCGCAAAACTTGGATTTTCAAGATTGTGCGTGACCTGTTGCTATTTGGTGACGGAAATTCAGTTCTTCATGTTGAGTATGATCCTGTGAATGATTATATTTTGAACCTGAGACCATTCGCAATGAGTGAGGTTTCTTTCAAAAGTGATGGTGTTGGTTATATCGTGAATTATCGTGGTATTGACTACAACCCAAGTGAAATCGTGCACTTTGTAATCAACCCAGATCCAGACAATCCATTTGTAGGAACTGGCTACAGACTTGCTCTGAGGGATATTGTTAGGAATTTAAACCTTGCAACTCAAATTAAAAAAGGGTTCATGAGTGGCAAGAACGTTCCTAGCTTGATTGTTAAGGTTGATTCTTCGAGTGGAGAATTAGGAACACAAGAGGGACGTGACCAGGTCGCTAAGAAATATCTTAGCACGAGTCAAGCTGGTGAGGCGTGGATTATTCCTGATGCCTTGCTAGAGGTTGAACAGGTCAAGCCATTAAGTTTGAAAGATATTGCTATCAATGAATCTGTTGAAATTGACAAGAAAACAGTTGCTGGGCTTTTGGGGGTTCCAGCTTTTATTTTGGGAGTTGGTAGCTTTGACAAAGAAGAATACAACAACTTTGTCAATACAACGGTCATGAGCATTGCTACGACGATCACTCAGACCTTAACGAGAGACTTACTCGTTTCAAATAATCGGTATTTCAAACTTAATGCTCGCTCGCTTTATTCGTATGACATTACAGAGTTATCTTCAGTTGCTGAACAGATGACTAAAAGCATGGCAATGCGTCGCAACGAGTGGAGGGATTGGCTTGGGATGCCGCCTGATCCTGACATGGATGAGCTCCTCGCTCTTGAAAATTATCTACCGCAAGACAGACTTGGGGACCAAAAGAAACTGAAAGGGGGTGAGGAAGAGAATGAACAAACGGAATAGTTATCGTACTGCTCAGTTCAAGACACGAGAAGAAAGTGATACTGGTGATTTGATTTTGAGCGGGTACTTTATCAAGTTCAATGAAGTTACTGAATTATGGCCGGGTTACTTTGAGGTAATCAAACGTGAGGGCGTTGAAAAAGCTATCAAAGGAGCTGACATCAGGGCATTATTTAACCATGATGATAGTTTAGTGCTTGGTCGTACTGGTAACAGGACGGTCATTTTAGGAGTTGATGAAATCGGACTTTACGGTGATATCATCATCAACAAGGATGATCCGCAAGCTGTTGGGGCCTATGCTCGTGTTCAGCGTGGCGATGTGATTGGATGTAGCTTTGGTTTCATCCCAATCAAAATCAACACGGAAGAGCAAGCAGATGGTTCGTACCTGGACACTATCTTAGAATTAGAAATCTTTGAAGTGAGTCCATGTACTTTCCCAGCCTATCCGCAAACGGAAATTGCTGCACGACAGAAAGACTTTGAAAGTCAACAGCGTGCCAATCGTGAAGCGCTGGATAAGCGCAAGAAAGAAATTAAGGAGAAATTTAATTTATGAACAAATTATTGATTTTGGGCGCTCGTATGCGCAATAAAGCAGATGAAGTAGTAGAGCTTGAAAAATCAATCAAGGAATTGAACAAACGCTCTGAACTTGAAGCGAAGAAATTGGATCAAGCTGGAAACGATGAAGAAGTTTCAGCAATTGAAAAGAGCCTGGAAGACATCCAAAAAGAATTGGATGAAAAATTGGCAAAAAAAGAACAACTTGAAAAAGAAATCGAAGATTTACAAAATCAAGTTGAAGAATTGAATCGTAAAGCACCGACTTACCCAAGTCAAGAACAACGTGGAGGACAAAAATTGGAACAACGTGACGCAGTACTAGAATTCATCCGCTCTCGTGGACAAAAACGCACAGGTGTTAAAACAACAGATGTAGGAGCGATTATTCCGAAAGAGGTTTTGGAGCCACAAAAAACACCTGAACGTCAGAACCCATTGCTCAACCTTATTCATATTGTCAAAGTAACAAGTGGTTCAGGTACTTACCCAGTTCTGAAAAAATCAAATCGTAAGATGACAGAAGTTGGTGAGCTTGAAGAAAATCCAGAATTAGGAAAAACAAAAATCACTGAAGTTGATTACAAAATCAAGACCTATCGTGGTGAACTTCCTATTTCTCGTGAAGCTATTGAAGATGCGCAATACGATCTCATCGGAATCCTTCAAGAAGATATCCAAGACCAAGACGAACAAACAAAATTGGCAATTGTTGCGGATGTTATGAAATCCGCAAAAGTTGTAAACGCTAGTGGACTTGATGGAATCAAGGACATTTTAAACACTAAAATTTCATCTGTCTACAAAAAATCACTTGTTGTTACAGATACCATGTTCAATGCACTGGATAAGATCAAGGACAAAGATGGCCGTTACATGATGCAGCCCGACATCACTTCACCAACTGGATACTCATTCTCAGGTAAAACAATTTATCCAGTTGAAGATACACTACTAGGTCAAGAAGGTGAAATGAAATTCTTCATCGGTGATGTCGAATACTTCCTTACATTGTTTGACCGTATGGAATTGACCGTGAATTGGGAAGATAATCATAAATTTGGTAAGAACCTTGCATCATACCTTCGTTTTGATATCAAGAAGACAGATGAAGATGCGGGAGTATTCGGAACCTACACTGATGCTGTAGCTTAAGGAGGTGGCGTATGAGCTATAAAGTAATCCGTCCTTTCAAGGACTTGGCTGATCCTGAAAAACATGACTATGCTGTTGGCGATATCTTTCCTCGTGAGGGATATGAGCCCACAGATAGCTTTACCAACGGTCTTTTGACTGGCGCTAACACTGCTGGCTCTATCTTCCTTGATGTTTTGGGAGATGATGAGCCTAAGAAACCATCTCCTGAAGCAAAAGAAGTTAAGGAAGAGCCCGCAGTTGAGCAGGCAGAAACAGTTGAGGAAACTGCTGAAGAACCTGCTAAGGAAGTTGAGGAGTAAACATGGACGAAGGTCAGCTTTTAGAATTGCTGAAGCTTAAGCTGGGTATTTCAACTAGCTTGAGAGACAAGCCGTTAAAAAAAATCATTTCAAGTGTCATTACCGAATTGACCGATAACCTCGGTATCGAGCTTGTTGGTGAGCGTGCTGACCATGAAATGTTTATCGTTGACTATGCTGCTTATCGCTATGAGGGTGGGGTGGATATGCCACGTCACCTTCAATGGCGACTGCATAATTTACAACTAGCATCAAAGAAAGAGGTCAAGAATGTGGAATCATGAAATCACGCTGATCTCTAAAAAAGTAACAGGTAAGGATAAGTTACTACAACCAATCTCTGAAGATGTCGAAGTTATTCTCTTATGTCGCAAAAAGAGGGTTACTCGCTCTGAATTTTATCAAGCGAATCAAGCAGGTTTAAAGCCGAGCTTGATCGTTGAGATTCGAAATTTTGAGTATGAGAATCAAGAGTTTGCGAATTTTGAAGGCAAGCAATATCGCATCTTAAAAACCTATCCTATCGATTCTGAAATTTTAGAGTTGACTTTATCAGAGGTCTTGAAATGAGTAATGACCTTGCTGATTTGATAGCAAAGGAGCTTGCTGCTTACTCTGATGAGGTTACTGAAGAAGTGGATAAGATTGCAGAGCAGGTGGCTGATGAGACTGTGGATGAGTTGAAAGAGACAAGTCCGAAACGATACGGAAAGTATCGTAGAAGTTGGAAAAAGAAGAAGTTGGCCAATGGCTCTTTCGTAGTGTTCAACGCAGTTGCAAGTCTTACTCATATACTTGAGAACGGGCACCTTTCAAGAAATGGTGGTCGTGTCGCTGGTATCGTCCACATCAAGCCAGCTGAAGAAAAAGCAATTCAGAACTTTGAGAAGCGCATCAAGGAGATTGGAAAATGAAGCTATCAGACTTTGCTGCTATTTTTGAACAGGTAAACTTACCTGTCACCTATCGAGCGTTTAAAACTGGGAACGCTCCTGACCTACCTTACCTGGTCTATTATGAATCAAGTCCAGTCATCAATGCAGCTGACAACACGGTTAATCATCAGATTAAGAGCGTGACAGTCGAGCTGGCTTTTGAGAATAAGGATGAAGATTTGGAAGAACGTCTGGAAGAGCTGTGGACAACCCACGAGCTCTTTTTCGATGTTCAAGAAGAAACATTTATCGAGACGGAAAGACTCTATGTCAAGTCTTATACGGTCTATCTATATTAAGGAGGAATGACATGACTCAAGAAAATAAAGTAACCTTTGGTTTAAAAAATGTTCACGTTGCGCCAATTAAATCGATTGGTGCTGATGGAGTGATTGCTTATGATGAAATTTTCCGTTTTCCTGGTGCAATGGAATTAACATTGGATCCAAAGGGTGAATCAACACCAATCAAAGCAGACGATATCGATTATCACTTCATGAACTCAAACGAAGGGTATGAAGGGAAATTCAAAATCTCTCACATTATTGAAATGTTTACGACTAAGATTTTGGGTGAAATCAAAGATGCTCAGACGGGTGTTTTGACTGAAAAAGCTGATGCAGAATTCACATCATTTGCCTTGATGTTTGAATTTTCAGGTGACAAGAATAAAACACGTCACGTCCTTTACTACTGCTCAGCAAGCCGTCCAGGCAATGGCTCAAAAACCAAAAATGGTACAAACGTCAATGAGCGTGAACTTGGCTTTAAGGCAAGTCCTCGTCCTCTGGATTCAGTTGTTAAACGTTCTATCACATCAGCTGATAATAAAGAAATTTATGACAACTGGTTCAAGAAAGTGTATGAACCTACTGCGGTGGCAGCTTAAGGAGGAGATCTATGCGTAAAATCGTTTTAGTTGGCGATCAGGAGTATGAGTTAGGTACTAATGGCTATACTCCTATCGCCTACAAGCAACAATTTGGGAAAGATTACTTTCAAGATTTGTTCTCGATGTTGAAAAATCAATCATTCATGAATGAATTGAACAAGCTGGAAGCTGAAAAAGAATTGACAGCGACTGACATTGATATTTCAATGCTAGAAGAGTTTGATATGACCTTCTTCAACCGTCTTTTTTGGACCTTTGCTAAATCTGCAAATCCTCACATCAAGCCTTATGAACAATTTTTCATGGAAATGGAAGTCTTTCCGATTCAGGAAGTTGGTCCTGTGTTGATGGAAATGCTGAATGCGAGCATGACGACAAAAAAGCACCAGATGAATCAGAATCAGCTAGCGAAGAAATCTTCACAGTAGAGTCATACTTATCTTGCTGTAAAGAAACTGGTCTGTCTATTGATGATCTAAAGCACATCTCAATCGGAATGGCTCTGGATTATCAGACAGATTATGTGAATTTACGGAGCGAGGGTAAAGGTGGCGAACGGAAAGCTACGCAAGCTGATTTTGACAGTTTTTAAAGAAAAATGAGTGCTGAGAGAGCGATTCTGAGACCAAGTTCATTGGGCTGACTGCATTATCAGTCGTAGAAATTCTCTCAGCGCTTTTCTATTTTTTGAGAAAGGAGGAAATATGGCAGGAAATATCAAAGGTATCAAAATTGAAATTGATGGCGACACGCAACCCTTACAGAAGGCGCTGAAAAATGTCAATAAGGCTGCTACTGATGCAAGTCAGGAGTTGAGACAGATTGACAAGGCCTTGAAGTTTGATACAGGGAACGTAACGCTCCTGACTCAGAAACAAGAGGTCTTACAAAAGCAAGTTGCGACGACTAAGGAGAAACTGGAAACCTTGAGACAAGCTCAGTCTCAGGTGGAGCAACAGTTCAAAAATGGTGATATCGGTGCTGATCAGTACCGTGCCTTTCAACGCGAAGTCGAAGTTACTCAAAACGTCCTAAAAGGATATGAGGGTAAGCTTGCCAGTGTGAATCAGGCATTATCTGGAAACGGTCAAGCGACAGAGAACAATATCAGTAAGCTAAACAATTTGCAGAATGAACAGAGCCAACTAGCATCCGAGATGGAGAAGGTGACAAGTTCATTTAAACTGCAAGAAAGTGCTTTAGGTTCAAACGCTAGTGAAGCCGAGAGAAATGCTCTCGCTCAGAAAAAGATTGGCGCACAGTCTGATATTGTCAATAAGCAGATTTCAAACTTAGAACGACAACTGGAGCTCACCAAAAAAGAATTTGGTGAAAATTCCACACAAGCCAATAAAATGGAGTCTGAACTGAATCAAGCTAAGACTGCATTAAATCATCTCAACAATGAGATGAACCAAACTAAATCGTCTGCCGATAACGCTCAAGACGGCATGACAGCAATGTCAAACACTATCCGAGCAGAAGCACTTCAGCGAACGAGTGAGAAGTTGGCAGAGTTGTCGCAAAAAATCTTAGAAGTAGGGGCTTCATCTATTGAAGCAGCGGCTCAGATTCAAGCAAGTAATGCACAATTCACAACTGTTTTTGGCGACATGGAAGCTCAAGCAAGGGAATCACTGAATGCTATTGGCCAAGAAATGGACATTGTGCCTGAGCGTTTGCAAGGCTCATTCACTCAAATGGCTTCATTTGCAAAAACTTCAGGACTAGACACTGCGCAAGCACTTGACCTGACTTCCCGTGCAACTAGGGCAGCGGCGGATGGCGCAGCTTTTTACGACAAGTCCATTGAGAGCGTATCAGAAAGCCTACAATCTTTTCTAAAAGGAAACTTTGCAAACGATGCAGCCCTTGGGATTTCTGCAACGGAAACAACCAGGAATGCAGCTGCCAATAAATTATACGGGAAATCATTTAAGGACCTAAGCGAAGCGCAGAAGCAATTGACCTTGCTTCAGATGGTCGAAGACGGGAATAAACTTTCAGGAGCCCTTGGACAGGCTCAGAGGGAAGCTGACGGTCTCGAGAACGTAATGGGGAACCTGAAGCAATCAGGAACCAACGCACTCGCTGTAATTGGCCAACCGATCCTTGAAATGTTGATACCAGTCTTTCAAGCATTAGGGAAAATTGTAAACCAGGTCGCAACTTGGTTTAGTAATTTATCCGCTCCGATTAAACAAGCAATCATTGTATTTGTTGGTATTTTAGCGGTTGTAGGGGCCTTGTTACCAATTTTTCTAGCTGTACAGGTTGCAGCGGCTGCAATGGGAACAACAGTTCTTGGACTTATTGGAGCATTTGCTCCAATAATCGGAACAGTTTTGGGAGTTGTAGCCGTCATCACACTACTGATTATCGGTCTAAAGGAATTGTGGGAAAACAATGAGACCTTTAAGAATTTTGTAATCAACACTTGGGAAAGCATCAAGAGCGCAATTTCATCAGCTATACATTCTATACTAGAAATCGTTCAAACAATTTGGAATGCCCTGTTAGCTTTGTGGAAGAAAAATCAAGATACGATTTACAATATCGCGAGCACTGTTTGGAATGCTATTTCAACGACTGTCCTCACAGTTGTTCAAGCAATCAGTACGGTAGTTCAAGACGTTTGGGGGATTTTAACGAATTGGTGGAAAACCAATCAAGAAGACATTCTAAAAACAGCTAGCTACGTTTGGAACATCATGTCATACTTGATAACTTTAGCAATCACTGGCATTGATAAGGTTATTCAGGATGTTTTCGGAGGAATGATTGCTTGGTGGGAAACTAACCACACATGGATCATGGAAATTGTCAATACGGTTTGGGGAGCCATTCAAACCGCAATTAGCACAGCTATCCAGAATGTTTCAGATTTTATCATTTCCGTATTTGGCGGGATCACTGAATGGATTAATGAGAACCAAGCTCTCATTGAAAGCACCTTTAAGATTGTTTGGGACACTATCTCTACAATAATCGGTACGACTATTAACATCATCACCACTGTTATTCAAGTTGCTATGGAATATCTGGTTCCATATTTTGAAGCGATGTGGACAAACATGCAAACAAGCGTCTCATTAGTTTGGGAGGTGCTTAAAACAGTTGTTCAGACTGCGATATCAGTCATTCAAGGAATCATAACTGCCATCATGCAAGTGATTAATGGAGATTGGTCAGGAGCATGGGAGACAATCAAAAATACCATGTCAGTTGTTTGGGAAGCGATTAAATCAATTGTTTCAACAGTAATTTCTTCAATCTCAAGCATCATTTCAACGGCATGGCAAGGTATTTCCACAACTATAGGAAATATCATGAATGGCATCTCAAGCACAGTATCAAGTGTGTGGAATGGGATTAAAAATTCCATTGGCAGTGCTATCAATGGAGCGAAGGATCTTGTCAGCACGGCTATCAACGCCATCAAAGGATTGTTTAACTTCAGTATTAGCTGGCCACACATCCCACTACCTCACTTTTCTGTAAGTGGTTCAGCCAATCCACTAGACTGGATAAGTCAAGGTGTTCCAAGCGTCAGCATCGAATGGTATGCCAAAGGTGGTATCATGACGAAACCGACAATTTTCGGAATGAATGGCAATAATATTATGGTTGGTGGTGAAGCTGGAAATGAGGCGGTATTGCCACTCAATGATAAAACACTTGGTGCTATCGGTCGAGGTATTGCTCAGACAATGGGTGGAACTTCACCGACCATCAACATTACTATTACTGGTAACACTGTCAGAGAAGAATCTGACATCAGTCGGATTGCTGATGAGGTAGCGCAGCGGATTGCTGACGAATTGCAACGTAAGACACAATTGAGAGGAGGGGTTGCATGGTAAAACATAATGAACTTGTGATTGACGGTGTGAGAACATCGTCTTTTCCTTTCAAAGTTATTGTCCACGATTCTCCCTCAATCGCTCTGGGAGAGAGCAAGACGGCTCTCTTGGAGCATGGTGGCATCAGTGGAGCAATCGTTCAGACAAACAAGCATAGGGAACTGGTCAAGAAATCTTATAAGATTTACTTAGTCAAACCGACTGAGGAGCAGATGAACCAATTTATGAGTCTGTTTATCCGTGAAAAGTTCTGGTTAGAGAGTGAGCGAGTCAAAACAACTCGTCTTTGGTGCTATAAGGTAAATGTGAGCGACCTTGAAGAAGTGCAACCTGGTCTTTACATGACCAAAGCAACCTTCACTTGTCACCCTACCAAATACTTTAAAGACACCGATACACAGAGATTGACAAGAAGTGGGACTTTGACCGTTCAAGGTTCTGCTCTTGCATTTCCTAAAATCACAATCGTTGGTCAGAGCGCTTCTGAGACTTCATTTACAATCGCTGGTCAGGTCATTCGTCTTGAAAGGCTTACTGAATCACTTGTGATGGTCAATAATCCTGACAACCCTAGCTTTAAAACGACAACAGGGAAGCCAGTGAAATGGTCAGGGGATTTTATCACAGTTGATCCAGCGAAAGTGAAGAATGTTGGGGTTGTTCTAGGCTCAGGTATTCAATCGCTTGAAATCGAAACGGTTTGGGGGTGGGCATAATTGCTTTATTTACTTGATAAAGATGTAAGAACCGTGCGTTGGAACGGGGAGCCACTTCATGAAACTACTTCTGCGATTGTTAAAGAGATCATGAATGGCGATTTCACCTTAACTGTGAAATATCCTATTTCTGATTCTGGTATTTATCTGCTCATCAAAGAAGATATGCTTATAAAGGCTCCGACTCCTGTTCTTGGTGCGCAGCTATTTCGCATCAAGAAACCCGTTGAACACAATGACCATCTGGAAATCACAGCCTATCACATCTCAGACGATGTGATGAAACGTTCTATCACACCAGTTAGCGTGACTAGTCAGAGTTGTGGCATGGCTCTTTCTCGCATGGTCCAAAATACAAAAACTGCTTTGGGAGATTTTTCTTTCAGTAGCGATATCCAGGATCGTAGGACCTTCAACACGACTGAAACAGAAACTCTGTACTCTGTATTGCTGGACGGTAAGCACAGTATAGTTGGTACATGGGAAGGCGAGCTGGTTCGTGATAACTTTGCGATGACTGTCAAAAAGAGTCGTGGTGAGAATCGTGGTGTTGTTATCACGACACACAAGAATCTGAAAGACTACCAACGCACAAAAAACAGTCAGAATGTTGTCACAAGAATCCATGCCAAATCAACTTTCAAACCCGAAGGCGCTGACAAGGAAACCACTATCACAGCTACTGTTGATAGTCCTCTTATCAACTCTTATCCTTATATCAATGAAAAAGAGTATGAGAACAACAATGCCAAGACCATTGAAGAATTGCAGAAGTGGGCACAGGCTAAGTTTTCAAATGAGGGCATTGACAAGGTCTCTGACGCTATCAAGATTGAAGCTTATGAACTTGATGGCCAAGTGGTCCATATGGGTGATACGGTCAATCTCAAGAGCTGGAAACATAATGTTGATGTATTCAAGAAAGCTATTGCTTATGAGTTCGACGCCTTAAAAGAAGAATACATCTCTCTGACTTTCGATGATAAGGCAGGAACTGGTGGTTATAGAGCTTCTGGTGGTTTATCTAGCGCAGCTGATGCAATCCTTGGTGTGACAGGAACCGCACAAGAAATCGCCCTTGAAAAAGCTCTTCAAAATGCTGACTTAGACTTTGATCATAAGGCTGGATTACTGAGACAAGAAATTGCTGACGGAGTCGAACTTGCCAAGGCCAAATCGGAAGAGGTCAAGAGGCAACTGTCTGATGTCATTGATCAGCGATTTAGCAATTTTGGCAATGGTCCACTACAAGAAGTCAAACGCAGGGCTGAAGAAGCATTGCGAAACGCTGGCGCAGGTAATTTGCTAGCTCAAGAGGCTAAGCGAATCAGCGAGCAGGCAACCGCTGATATAACCAAATTAAAAAACGAGGTCGTTGATGGATATGTCGGCAAGAATACTTACCAAGAAGGAATTCGTGGGATTGAGCGACGGATTGAGGAAGTGAAGACATCAACGAATGGCCAAATTGCTACTCAAATCGCTGCGTACAAGCAATCAGTAGATGGCCGATTCACAAGCTTATCTTCTCAACTTGACGGCAAAGCTAATCTTGTAGATTTTCAGCGTGTACAAGAAACAAGCAAACTCTATGAGAGGATTATCGGTAGCAACGAGAATGACATTTCGAATAAGGTTGCTCGCATGGCTCTGACTAATCAACTTTTTCAAGTCGAAGTTGGCAAATATTCAGCTGTTGGCGGTCCGAATGTTCTCCGAAATTCGAGAGCGGATGACGGATTGAAATACTGGTCTGAAGCGAATGGTCGTTTGAATTTTACAGCTCACTCGTTTTATTTTAACGGTCAAAAACGCATGTTTGAATTGCGACCAGGAGCCATCGTTAAAAGTCCACGGTTCATTATCAAGCGAAATACTGATTATACGTTGAATATTTTAGGTTTCGATAATAACTCAAAATTTTTTAGGGTCTATGTTAGTAAACGTGTAAAAGGTTCTGTCGCAGATTTTCAACAGAGGTTACTGATATTCAATGGTCAACCTAAATGGGTTGATGGACCCGTTTTTGATAACACAAAAACGGTCAAAAAATCCATTACATTTAACGTCGGGGAATTCGATGAATGTTATCTGCAATTTGAATACGACCGCAACAATCCTAATAAATGGGGCGGTCTGTTCATGACAGAGCTTGATTTTTATGAAGGCACGACTGACCGTCGCTGGCAACCGGCTCCCGAAGATGCGACTCTAGAGACAGACAAGACTCTTGAAGCGACTCAAACAAAAATGACTCAGCTCGCTGGCTCCTGGGCCGTTCAGAACATCAATTCAGCTAGGGATATCATTTCTGGAATCAATCTTGGTTCAAATGGTCAAAATCGTATCTCTGGTAAAGCTACTCATATCACTGGAGAAACCTTGATTGATAATGCAGTCATTAAATCTGCTATGATAGACAAGCTTAAAACCGCTAATTTTGAAGCAGGATCAGTCACGACTACGATTTTAGATGCTGAAGCAGTAACCGCTGACAAGTTGAGAGTTGACCAGGCTTTCTTTAACAAACTGGTGGCAAATGAAGCCTACTTAAGTCAGCTATTTGCCAAGCAAGCCTTCATTAACAGAGTTAAAAGTATCACGATAGATGCAAGTCAGGTTCAGTCAGGTGTTTTGAGTGGTGATAGGATTTACGGTGGGACCATTACAGGTTCAAACATCTATGGTGGAACCTTAACAGGACACACTAAAATCCAACTAGGTTCTTATGGCTCATTCGATACTACAAATGGCGGTTTACAGATTAATGTACCACGAAGCCATAATACTAAAGATGGGTTAGGAGTGCAGTTCATTGGTTCTTATGGTCGTGGCGAAGATGTTCCTTATGGCCTTTTCATTTACAAGGACTCCGATTTTACTACTGGCGGTTACGCAAGTGATAGTGATGAATTCCTACTGACAGTGAGGGGATACATTAAAGCAAAAGGAATCGGCTGGCTCAAGACAGGGAATGGAAGGATTGACGGTGGAACAACCGGTACTATTGGGTTATGGAACTCCGACAATGTATATTTGAGTTTTGGTGGTTCAAGTAATGACATTTATTATAGTTATAACAGCACAGCATATAGCCTGTGGTCAGTTATTAATAAGCATTTCTCAGATAGACGTCTGAAAGACAATATCGTTGATTGCAAGCATAAGGCTCTTGATTATATCCATCAATTCCAGTTCAAGGAATACGACTGGAAGAAGCAAGAGGATAGACCACAACAAGCACACACAAAGATTGGTTTGATTGCGCAGGAAGTTCAAGAGGTAGACCATACACTTGTTTACGAAAACGGAGATACGTTGAATCTGGACAATCTCAGATTAACCAATATCGCACTCAAAGCAATTCAGGAACTTGCTCTTGAAAATAAAAAACTTACACAAAGATTGGAGAACTTAGAAAATGAACGCAGAACAGCTTAACCAAGCTTTACAAATGACAATTAGTGAAATGTCAACAGCTTCAACAAATTCGATGATTACAAGTAATCTCTTGAGCATTCAGTTGAAAGAGCAAAGGGCAGAGAATCAAAGACTTCAAGAACGAGTGGATGAGCTGGAAGCTCTGATTGATGAACAAACTAAACCAGCAGAAGGAGAATAAACATGGCAATCAATGGGTATAATCTATCAACAAAACCGTACTTAAGAATTTCTGGTTCTAATGTTGAGACCGTGGTAGAAATTCAATTATCAGAAGGAAATCGCTACAGCACTAACTCACGATCATTCACTGGAGATCGTACAAACGAACCAGAAGACGTCTTGATTCAAGCTGTGCTGGATATCTTAAAAGCTGAGCTAGATCCAGGAAGTGCCATTGTCAAAACACAGGCGCAGCTTGAACAAGCTGAACAGCAGATTGCGCACAACAAGAGCGAACAGGACAGACTTGCTCAAGTCATCAAGCAAACTGAAGAGAATGCCAAGGTGAACCAGAAGGTCATTCATGTTCTTGTGTTAAACTCTGTCATGAGCAAGAACATCGAATACGGAACGACCTACAAAGAGTTGGTTGAGTTAATTCAACCGGCCGAGATTGGGAAGACCTACTTACCACATGACCTGATTACCATTGAAGATCCTGAACATGTGGAGGTTAACGGCGAAGGCAAGCGCATCCTAGTGCAGCTTAACAAAGAATTCACATACAACGGCGAGCCTGTCAGCGCATTTGTGACAAATGGTATTTTGGAACAAAACGGAACTGGTGTCGCTTGGAAATTTGAAGGGAAAGAATAGGGGTGCTTATGCCAGGATATGAACGACTAATCTTGCAAATCTTTCTCTCTCTAATTCCTGTTATCGGTCTTTATTTTTCGATGAAAGATAAAGCAACGAAGCAGGAGAATCGTCTCACGATTTTGGAGAAAGACATCGAGAATTTGCATGAATTCAAGACATCGGCCAATAAAAGGCTCGATAACCACGACGAACAGAATAAGGCTATCTTGGTCCTGGCCGAGCAGGTAAAATCGCTTGGTGAGGATGTAAGAGAACTTAAAAGCTTGATTCAAAACAAACAACAATAAAAAGGAGAAATAAAATGATTAACTGGAAATTGCGATTGCAAAACAAAACAACGCTCATTGCTCTTCTTGGAGCAATCTTCCTTATGGCCCAACAATTCGGCCTTGAAATCCCCAAAAATATCCAGGACGGTGTGAACACATTCGTTTACATTCTTGTCTTGATTGGTGTTATCAATGACCCAACAACCTCAGGGATCTCTGATAGCAAACGTGCTCTTGAATACTACGAACCAAGCGAGGACTAATCATGGATATTGATACAAGTAGATTAAGAACTGACCTTCCACAGGTTGGAGAACAACCATACAGACAAATTCATGCACATTCAACAGGAAATCCAAGTTCAACTGCTCAAAATGAAGCAGACTACCACATGCGCCGCCCTGTAGATTCAGGTTTTTTCTCGCATGTTGTCGGTAACGGCCGTGTGATGCAGACCTGGTATACAGATATGGGGGCTTACGACGTAGGAGGTGGCTGGAACGTTGAAGGATACGGCCAAGTTGAGCTTATTGAAAGTCATGAAACAAAGGAAGAATTCATGCGTGATTACAAGCTCTATGTTGAGCTTCTGCGGAACCTTGCAGACGAAGCTGGAATTCCGAAAACACTTGACTCTGACAGTCTAGCTGGGATTAAGACGCACCAATACTGTACTTATAACCAGCCTCGAAACTACTCTGACCATGTGGATCCGTATCCTTATCTGGCCAAATGGGGTATTAGTCGTGAGCAATTCAAGAAAGACATTGAAGGCGGTCTTTCTGAATCCGGTTGGAAACAAAATGGCACTGGCTGGTGGTGGGAGGAGTCAGATGGCTCTTATCCTACAAACCGCTGGAAACAAATCAACAACGAATGGTTCTACTTTGATGACCGCGGCTATTGCTTAATTAACCGTTGGTTCAATGATGGAAAAGATTGGTTCTATCTTGATAAACGTGGGGCAATGGTTACAGGCTGGATGTTTCTTAACAATCGTTGGTATTTCTTCAAGTCGGACGGGCGTATGGCTACTGGCTGGGTGAAATATCGAGAAACCTGGTATTTCATGGAAGAAAAAGACGGCTACATGCTATCTAAACAATTCATCAAATCAGGCGACGGCTGGTATTACTTGAAAGCGAACGGTGAATTACACACAGATCCAGCATTCAAAACAGAACCAGATGGCCTTGTGACCGTCGTTGACAAACCAAAAGAAGAAAAATAAAACAGAAAGGCTTTCAAATTAGATTACACCAACCGCAGGCAATAGCTTGCGGTTTTTTGTTTGCTCAAAATAGAAAAAACAGTGATGGTACTCACTGTTTTTCTTGTAGTGTATGGGCGTAAGAAGTCATGCTGATAGCGTGTTTTAAACGCATGTTCATAATATCTGATACACCGTTTTTATACTTATCTACTGCCTGAATAGATACGCCACAGTTTTTGCTGATAGCATAGGCTGTGGCGTTATCTAAAAGCCAGCGGATAGCTTTAATATCTACTGACATATATTACCTCATAAAATACCAAACTGCAAATAGGAGTAGAAGAAGTCCAATAATAAATTCAACTTTTTCACGCTTGGTGGTTTTTCTAATTTTTAGATTTACTTTCATTGTTTTTCCTGTTATAATTTAAGTACACCCCCGAAGGGGTGGATAGTGATTTCTCACTATCCAAATTCGATGTGCCATTCAAAGCTGATTATAAATAAGTTTATTTTGACTACTAGCTTATTTGTTTTTACTTTGAGTGGCTTCTTTTTGAACTTAAACATTTTGTTTTCCTTTCTACTAGTTTCCTTGTCTAAGGTTTCCTCCTTAACCTTATGTATACATTATACAACTAAAGTTGTATAATGTCAATAGTTTTGATGAAGTTTTTTTAAATTTTTTCAAAAAAATAGACCTTGTCCAGAGGTCGGGGAGTTGGAGGGGACACCATCCAAGAGTGTTGATTTAATAAGATTTTATTTTACCTTTTTCATAATAATCTCCCTATTAAGTCATCGAATTCGGTGGCTTTTTTTGTGTTGAGAATCATGATATAATAATAAAATCGACAAGTAGGAAAAGAGAAAAACG